CGCAAATTCTGGAGGAAATGTTCCCGCAATGCTCACAGGAGGAGAAGTTGTTATAAATAGACAAGCATCTCAAGCTATAGGTTCTGCAGGGATGAATAGAATTAATAATGGTCAAGTATCTACTTTCGCTGGAGGAGGATCTGTAGGAGGAGCCGCCAAAGGAATGCGCTCAGAGAGTGTAGAGAAGATCGTAGAATCCCTACTAGATATCAAAGAAGAAATAAAAATAGGAAATAAAAATTCTCCTTCCAGCCCTAAATCTAGAAAACAAAGTGGATCTTCCACCCCCGTTAGTTTGTCTATGCCAATTAATATAACTAATGTAAATGAAGGTGGAAGATCAGAGGGTCAAGACTCTGACAATAATTCCACAGAAGAAGACGACGAGAGATCTAAAATGGCTAACGACCTACTAGAAACAATGAAAGCTGCAGCCCTAGACGTTATAAATGAACAGCAAAGACCAGGTGGTTTATTATTTAATGCCTAATTTAACTTTAATTAAATGGATTTCTTGATCTAAAATCTTCAAAGCTTGATTGGTCAAAGCCCCATTAGAAGGGCTGAAATTTGGCAACAAAGGAAGGCTCAAATTTGGAGTAAAATCTCGTATGATTTGACATTCAACATTCCTAGCATCCTTGCCCATATACTTATTCTCTAAGAATATCTCCCATTTCTCACAGGAGATTTTTCCAATATTAACATTTTTTGGCAAATCTTTATTGAGTGTGATTAAATCTCCATTAACGAAAGATATAGAATAAGGTAAAATAATTCTATCTTCATATTCTCCATATGAGAACTTTACGTCTTGAGACTTGGCGATCTTACTTACAGTCTTTCCAGGAGAGGTTACATTACCTTCACTATCAAATTCAGGTTGTTCACTAAAATGTTTAAAAGTTTTGCCTTTTGTATTTCCTTTAGCTTCTAATACATAATATTCTTTAAAAGAAATATTAATCTGATCTTCAGCCAATAAAGTCTTAAACCCGTCAACGACAGATATTCGATAATCCTCTTCTCTTTTAAAGGGTTTAATGTAGAATAATTTTTTAGCAGAATTGACTGTATAAAAAACTTTAGCTCCACCAAATCTTGCCAAAGATCCTTCTCTTACGGACTCCCAGTTTGTAAAGGTATCACTTATAACTCTATTGGAGTTTGTAAAGATTGAAACTTTTGTATTATTCTCTTTCATATTTTTTTATTAATTTACTGTGAGTTTATCTATTTGGATAACATCCGGCATTCTTTCTAAAGTGAATACTTTTTCTTCTAAATATTTATCCTGCAATGGTCTCCCTGCGACTATCTCCCCAAAACCAACAGTCCTCGATTTAATAAATTTCATATCAAATTCATCAAGTAGAACAATTCCCGCATATACAGAGGAACTATTTTGAGTTGTAACGGCGTAAATTTTATTTAAAGCCCTTCTATCATAAAATGCTTCCATCTGAATGTCGAAGTCTCCTCCGTTCATCCTTACCTCGTTTGCGGTGAAAGATTCTTTTGATAAAACTACGATCCACCCTCTATAACATTCTCTAGCTGCCGTAACTTCGAAGTTCTTAAAAGAAAAGTATAATGCAACATTAAACCCGACCTTTTGAAAATTAGGGTCCAGCTCGCTTAAATTTAAAGTTTCTGGAAAGGAATTTCTTATTCCTAAAATGTCGTAGCCCTCTTTTTCTTTAAACCCGTTAGATGAAGTCGCCTCATTCCCCTGCTGTTTAGCTTCAACTACGATATCCAAATCTCTATAAGGTCCGCCAGGAATGTCTTCATTATCCGAGGATCTTAAAGTTAAAGCTCCTTCAGCTCTTATGGGACTTGTCTCTGTATGAATCGGAAGTCCTACAGGCTTATGGCCCTCTCCAGGGTTATAGTAACTAATCTTAGCCTCAAAATTTTGTTCAAAAACTTTAATCTTAGAAACCTCCCTATTAAATTGCCAGGTCCATAATATTGACGGTTCTGGATTGGAATAATTATAAGTAGATCTTTCTGCGGTATTATTTGCTGCTTGACCCCAGCCTCTTAAAGATGTCACCCCGATAGTCGAGACACTATTCCCTAGATCATTAAAAAACATAGAATTTCCACCATTGAAAGTGGAAAACAATGCCCCATTACTTGAAAAGTCTATGCCATCAAAGCCCCAGAATGAAAAATCATAATACCCATTGTCCACAACTCGATAAAGAATACTCACATTCTCTGTATCAAATGGGACTGGGATAAACTGAGGTTGAATATCTGTAGGTCTAGTTGCTGCAGATAATGTTCCAGGACTATCAGACCGAGTAGCATAGAAGGCTATGTATTTATTGTTGGTCCCTTTCTTGACAATAAAATTAATCGGAGCGATTACATCGTAATCAGATAATTCAACTGCTTTAAGCTCTGGAACACCTATAGCAGTAGCTGTGAGGGTATCTTCAAATCTGGCCCCAGTTTCTATGATATTAAATTTCCCAGTAGAATGCTCGACGCCATAGACATTATAAAGATTGTCTCTATTCTCTCCGACCCTTATGGTTTTCCACATATCAAATTCACAATCCTCTGTAGAACTTCCAGATTGTTCTATGCCAAAAACAAGGCCATTTGAGATATCATAAGCCCCTGTTTCAAAAGGGCTCGCATTATAACTCGCTCCAGTAAATAAGATTTCCGTCCTTCCACTCTCGACTACAACATTAGTCCCTTCAAAATAGACCTCTTGTAGCTCTCCCCGCTTTATCCCACTCAAATCTTGAGATGTAAAGTTTGTAGAAAAATCTACAATTGACGGGTCGTAATTAAATGTTGGGGTTGCCAAAGTAAATTTATAATCATCATCTGCAGATATAGGAATCTCACGGTCTAATAAAATTTTGGCCCCACTAGGGTTCTCCCAAATCTTAGTCCTCAGTGTTCTACCTGAATATCTTTTCTTTGTTCTATTCTCATCAAAAGTTTTAAACAAATCCCCAGGTCTCAAGGAAGCCCCTTTTAGCCCCGCAGAAAATACGATAGTCTCAGTCTCTAACCTCTCAGTGGTCAAAGCCCATTTACCCAATCGATATGCTTGCCCTCTACTCGTAGTGCCTATTGCTGTTAAATCTTTGACTCTAATCCCGTTTCTTCTAACTCCGTCAGGGTCTTCAATATATTCTATTGAAGGTTTGTAAAAATTTTTCTTATCATTATATCTAACTAGGGCAACTGTATGTCTTGCCCTTCGGCTTGAACTTGAATATACAAAGTCTCCATTTAAAACATCGGCATTTGTAAACATGGTCCGAGGATCTTTATGTATATCTTGACTAAAATCTATAGATCCTCCTGCATAATATTTCATTCCTCGAAATACACTAGAAAGGTCATCTAGAACTGTATGGGCATCTTTAGCTTGATTTAAAGTAATATTGCATTCGAATCTAGGCTCCAATCCAGAACCAGCAGACTCTGCGCGAGAATATCCATCATTAACTAATATGTCACATTCTTGCCCTATGTCGTATAATGACCATTTATCAACATTCTCTTCTTCTATAAAATTCCCTATTCCATATCTTTTATTAGTTAATATGTCATACATGACCCAAGCTGGATTGTTAGACCATTCTTTAGTGGCATTAAAAGTCCCATCCCACTCTCCATTATAATCTTTAGAAACTGGGTTGTAATTGTCTGGGATCTTTACTTTTGTAAGCTTCATATCATAAGAAGTCTCAGGGACCTGAGCAAAGAATTCAGCGTCGAATTTGTTCGAGGCTAAACATGAGTGAGGATATCTAAATGATTGACTGAAAATTTCAGTTATAGAGTCTACAAAAGTAATACATGTCACTCCAGGATGTATCGTTGGAGAGGTCTGTCTTATAATTTCAATTTCCCAGGCCATAAAATCAGATTCAAAAGACATATCTTCTAAATTAATCCTTTGTTGATACAAAAATGGCGAGGTAGTTACTTTTCCTTTTAAATTTACATTTTTTGTTTTAGTGAATTCGATAAGATCTTGTTTGTCGGATCTGCCAAAGATTGGCTTAACTTTAATTTCAAAATCTGCAAAGTAAGATAGATTATCTCCATACTTATCTTCGTTCTCAATTTCATTATAATTTAAGGTATTGATTCTTAAATTTATATTAACTCCAACGGTCTCTTTATTGTATATTCTATAAACTTTTTTGTTGATCTCTGCGTTAGTAGGGTCTCTATCGTATAAGGCTTTGTAGTCTCCTCTGAATGGGTCCCTCATTGAATCACCCTCGTTTAATACGTCAGTTGGCCTTCCGTCAGAGTCGAATGTAAAATTCGGGCCGAGTATAACCTCACTAATTTGTTTTGTGATCGTCAATTCGTCGTCGAATATCGACTGCGAACCAATTCCTGTGGCTCCTTGGGCTGTCCCTGGGACAAATTTAAATGTAACATTACTAAAGTTGAATTTACCAGAGGTCGGAGCTATAGGAACATCATTGTAATAAACAGAATGCAAAATTCCAGACGTGACCTGTGTTCCTGGAAGTATACCCGCATTGAAAGATCTATGCTCTGCAGTCGCCCAACCCGTTCTTCCAAGGTATCCTCCGTGTAATCTGTAAAATCCTGTAGTCAATCCTTCGACCTGACCCTCCCCAATCAAATCAAGAACTTCCACAGTAGTCTTCGAGGTTGCCTTCGAATAGGACTCGCTCGTACCGATTTGAACAAAAACTCCATCATTTTCTATAATTGGTTTTCGTATATCTCCACCCTTGTATCCTTGGATTAACATACTGTGTGCATTCCTTCTTTAGTTCTCATTTTTTTTTAGCAAGAGAATCCGTTTATATTATTCTCGACTACATCGTCGGAAGAGTAGCTAACTTCAAAACTCGCAGCGACTCTGTGTGATCCTACCCTCAACTGTCCATACCCTAAAGGAACGACCCTACCTTCACCTACTGTATTGGTTGGCCCACTAAACAAATAGCTTTCAGACGTGGCTTCTATAGATCCCGGCTCTGGAGCTTTGGCTAATAAATTTGCAATTCCAGCGGACATCAAGCCTATTCCGGCCATTATCAAAGCAACTCCCCAAGGCGACCCTGTACCACCACTTCCGACGATTAATATAATCCCAATAATTATCAAAATAACACCAATTACAACCAGCGCAAAGTCCATTAAACTCTTTCCAGCCCCTTCAACAACTGGAACGATATCAATACTTTTAATTTTCTTTCTAATCATTAAATCTGAAGTGACAACATCCCCTGGCTTGTTCTCTATATCAGGAATATCATTCCTATGCGTTTTTCCATTAATAATTACTTTATATCTTTGCGTCATCCTCCCATGATCCTCAATGACATGATTTAATTTATTCTTCGTTAGAATATTAATGGCTCTTAGAGCCTCTCCTACGCTTCTTACTTTTAAGTTCCACTCTTTCTTACCCACCTCTTTCGATAAAAAGCCAAACAATCGTATTTTAGTTAAATTTTTTTTCATTAATGTCTCATTATCTTTGAAGTTTTCTTAAAAATCCCCTTAGAGGTAATTAATTTTTTTATATTCCTATGGACAGATCTTTTATACAAAGGTTGGTCTAATAATATTCCATTACCCAAATAAACTGAACAGTGGCTATAAGGAATTATTCCGCCACCTGAAAAAAATATTAAATCATGCTCCCTTAAATCGGACACATCTTTAAACCCCATTCCTTTAAAGTAGTCTGGAAACATGTTCATGAATTCCTCAGAATTGAATTTGCTATTTTTCTTGTCCCCCTCAAAAAAATCAAAGAACCTTAAATCTAAAGGCTCTGAGGCGATCAATTCGATATTTAAAATTTCTTTATAATAATCTATAGCTAGTTGTATGCAATCTAAAGTCCCCAAAACAAATGGTCGATTTAACAATGGAACAGGTTCATTTATAGGGTTATATATTGAGAATTTTTTGGTTACATTGGAATATACTACAGTTGGATATTGAGTTTGATTAGATATAAAAACATCCTCTTCGCTTAACTCATGTTCTGAGTCTGGATGAGAATGATAAAAAGCTAAAATCTCACCAACCTTTTTAAGATTTTCTACTTCTTTAGGGTCTATGAGAAAATGAACTTCGGGCTGTTTAGAAATATTCTTTAAAGGAAATACTTTACGACCGCCAGATTTAGTTTTCACGATGGCTCCGCAGACCTCTTTAGAGGATTTCTCAGAGAGAAAAGAAATGAGTCTCTTCTCGTTTTCTTTTAAAGTTTTAAGCATTTTTTCAACTCTATTTCTTTAGATATCTTTTTAGATTTTTCCTCATCACAGTCAAAGAATTTAAATGTGTCAGTTTTCTCACAATATAAAATAAAAGGGATCTTTAAGCTTTTAGAATTTCTTAAATCTTCTTGGCTAAAATTATCGTTATCTGTTGTGTGAGAATGGTAACACGCAATTATATCTCCCTCTTCAAAAGCTTCAATAGTATCATATGGACTAATCTCAAATCTACCTAAAGGATCGATAGAAACATTCTTACAAGGCATGACCTTTATGTTTTTGTCCTTTTTAAGGATCGTATAACCACAACATTCAATAAGGCTTCCTACGCATTTTCTTTTTATGCTCTTAAGAATTTGTTTCATTATGTCCTTCCCCCTAGTCTATTGGCCCCAGGGAAGCCCCCAAAAGGAAGTTCAACATTTGACTGGTAAGTTCCGTCAGCCTGTCGTTTTGACCTTCCGAACCTTAAAGCACAACCTCTAATTGATTGACTACATTGGTCTGGAATCCAAAGAGATTCATTAGGAGGACCCAATCCCGCAGCAACGGCGAACCTCGCAACATAATAATAATTCACTCCATCTTTAGATATAAATACATATTCCCCTTGTAAATAGGCAACATCTGAATCATACTCCCCTTTATCATAATCTTGTAATTCAGTCTTGGTGAGATCGCTATAGTTTACTCCAACTATGTCTTTAAACAACTCATCGTTTATAGTCGCAACTGGAGGAGCAAATCCATTTCTCCCCATATATTTACTTCCTGCCCCTCCGTCATTTGACCCATCATGAAGCGAAGATTTTCGAGGTTTTCCAGAAATTTTATTATTGTCAAACTCATATAAACATCCACTGCCCCTATAACAAAAAGTGCATTTGGTAGCAAAAATAGTTCTCCTAGGCAATTTAATCCCCTCTACATCTAATAGAGAAGCTAATTGATATTCTAAAATTAACTTACTCTCGGAAACTTTCCTATCAATATAATAAATGTCTTTAGGAAATTCTGCCGTTGAATCTGGTTCATAACCTGTAGGTTTTTCAATCCCAAGAAAGTTAATCTCGTCAAGATATTTTAAAAATGTTCTTTTTCTAGTGAGTTTTGCCCCGATAATATCTCCAAGTTTAGCTATCTGACACCTTAACAAAGAAAGGGCTTTAGAGGAGTCTTCACTTGCAGAAAGTCTCATTTTAGGTTGTGGGAGAGGCCCTGACCCTGAGTATTCAAATCCTTTAATTTCAATTGGCAAAGCATAATAAACCTTTCCTTGAAAAGTAAGATTTGAGGTAGTTAAATTTATACTATTATGGAATCGAAAAATACTAGACTGCTCCTGTTTAGAATTAGATACAGAAGATGTTAAAGCTGAATTAATGCCCCTTTCAAAAAGTATCTCAGAAAGATCAATCTCAAAGAACTCAATCAATGCGCTTGGATTGAGTTTATTACTCTCACTCGCTATCTTTTTTGTCGATTTTTGCGCTTGTGCTTTAGTTATCATTTTTTAAGGAATGGTTAAATTCTTTTGTATTAATTGATAGGGTGGATCAGAGACCTCTTCAAATAGAACGGAAATATCAAAATAGCTTCGTTTCATTGTCCTCGCCGTCCATTCTCTAGCTAAAAATATCTTTTTCCCTGCAAAAGGCTTCGGAGAACAAAAGCTGAATTTTTCAACGCCTTCTCTTCTATGTAAGAAATGTAAGATTGCAGTAGACTCAAAAAGATCTCGATTCTTAAAGGACATGCGGTAGGTAATTAAATCTGAATTAATCCCGTCTTGATAATTATGCTCGACTCCGAATCCAAATTTGACTTTTTTTAACCTTGGTTCTTGAATTAATTGGGTTCCGTAAGATCCTTCCCACATAAAATGAGGGGTGGATTGGTCATTAAAATTTTCTTTTCCATTACTCCATTTCGTAGTATTATAAACTGTAGCTGAAGTAAAATCGCTTGTTGCTCTGGTATGGTCAATTAAAGCATAAAAATAATGAGCAGAATTCAAGGGAAACTGAACTATCTCGTTCTTTTTATAGCTCCCTTGATTCCCCCAGTTTGATATATCATAGACACTCGTTGACATCCCTTTTACCTTTCTGTATTTACACGTCTATCCAGAAACTCTAACATCAAATGTTTTAGTTTCACATCCATCAAAACTATCTGACGTACCCACAACTGTGGTTGGGAGCGCGTTAGCACAAAGGTCTGGGTCAGCAAAAAGATCATCACAAGTCGTCCCGTGGGTACAAGTTGATATGGCAGTAACCTTTACATATTTAGGACAACAACACCCTTCAATTGAGATTACTTCATCTGCGAATCCTGGGGTTGGATTAGTATTGGTAGTAAGCTCCTCTCTACAGCCTGCGGCCATCAATGTTATGGCACCATCTATAGTTCCCTGTACGCCGCATTTGGCAGGAGTGCCAGCGTGATCATAGGCATCAACTGTAATATTCGAGAGGACAGTATCACAAGCATTAGCGCATGAGGCAGATACAAAATGAATATTCACAGTAAAAGGGTCGCAAAAATTCCCTTCATTTCCTCCGGTGTCTCCGCCCCCTTCTCCTGCTACGCTACCCCCTTCTGTGGCTGGTGAGGACTGGGATGGAGTAGGAGTCGCTGGAGGAGGAGAAGACGTGCTCACAGAAGGGGTTGGGGTCGCAGGGGGCGCTCCGTCGCTTCTAGAGACTGTTATTGTAGGGGTTGGGGTAGGAGTTATAGTCGGGGTTACAGTTATTGTAGGGGTTGGGGTAGGAGTCGCAGTTGGGGTTGGAGTCAAACATACACCCCTATTACAAATATCGTCATCCTCGCAATCAAAACAAAAATCGTCTACTGAGGCTTCTTCTAATGCTGTTTCTCCAGCCAAAACTTGAACATCTGCACATCCACTTGACTCTTCTGTCCCTGGAACATGAAAATTAAATGTAGGAAGTGTTGGTTTGGCAGACAAAGCGACAAAAGGACGAATAAAAGTCCTATAAGTAACATCTACCGTAACATTCCCATCTAAATTAGAACTATATGAAGAGTTCATTAACTTCATATTAGGGAAATTATAATTAATAACTTCAGTTTGGGTTTGATATTGCCTCAATTTTATCTGAAAATTCTCAATAGTCTCATTAAATGGAGAGTTTCTTAGTGTTTTTGGATCTAAATCATCAATTTCAATTTGAAAGAAACATTGAACTTCTATAGGATAATTAATTTTAACTTCTTTTGGATGGCGACTACCAAGATAATAATAAGCATTTCTATCAACATTTAAACTCAAGTCATAAGAAACAACTCGGTTTGTATTAAAATCATCCAAGGTTATATCAATACTCCCAGGGTCTACAATCTTAAAATCTCCTGTATTATTTATACCGACTTGAGAAATTTTAGCAAAATCTAATAAAGTTTGTGTAGATTCACCTGTAGGTAACTTGCCAATATTACCGAGGACTGAGAAAGAAGCATCAATTTGAGGTATTTGGTTGACGGAACCCTTTGAAGAGTAACTAGTTAGGTATCCAGAAGTGTAAGAGTAATTATCACTTAAATCATCTAGATCGTTAAGAATATAGCCATTTATCGCATCTTGACCCGTAAAATTTAGAAAAAGATCGCTATTTATCGCCAAAGTTGAGACGGAAAAAGTTCCAGCTTGCTCTCCTACGGGCTTTTCAGTAACTGGGTGGGCGTCAGCCCCAAGAAAGTTTATATGAGATTGATTTGATGAATATGAGCCATTAAGACTCTGGACCCCAGTGACTAACGAGTCATTAATGTATAAAAATACATCTTTTTTGTTCCTTCTCCCTGGAAAGTGTATGCTTGACATTGATTACCTTTTACCTATTAAAGTTTACACTCTATTCTATACACCATTCTAAGTGTAAACATAACAAAGGAAAAGGATGATAAATATTAGGGAAGGGAGAAAAATTTAATGGCTGTCGCTATCTGGGAGAATGTCAAAGTCTATAAAAAGAATGATATTATTGAGCAACCCCTCAATAGTGACGATTTTTATTACTCTCTTGAAGACCATACATCGATCCCTTCGACCTCTGGAACCTCTGGGACTTCTGGATCTGCGGGGGTTGTAGGATCTTTCCCTTTTGAAAATTTTAGATGGGATGGAATACTAAATATAAATGGAGAAAGCCTCCCCCACTTCTTTTGGAAACCAGATTTCGGCATAGAGTATCAGATAAAACCAGTTACAAAGATAGTTAAATTTGGAGATGGGTATGAACAAAGATCCAAATCAGGATTTGACAATGTATTATTAAAGTTGAATTTAAATTTTTCAAATAGAAATTACAAAGAATATGTAGCAATGATGCATTTCTTACGGAACCGTAAAGGATATAGACATTTTGTTTTTATTCCTCCCCCTCCTTATTCTACTTATAACTATTCTTATCCTAAGCATTGGATTTGTAGGAAGTGGTCAAATACATTAGTTTTTGATGAGAATAATATGTTGGAGGCTACGTTTGAAGAGGTCCCTAAAAATAGCAATTTCAAAGTCATCGCCTAATGAGTGTCAAATATTTTGATAATACAGATGTTTTAATTAATAATAGCGGAGTATTAGCTAATGGTGCGTCTATATCTTCAAGAAATAATATAAGACCCATCCAAACAATCGGAAGAATTGGATCTTCAGTTAATGCTCCTAATGGGCCTATCGAGCATACGATTAGAATGAACTATGCCGTTCAGTTAGGGCATGAGCCTAATTATGGTATTGTAACAGGGTTAAAAGTGGCTACAAACACTACAGGATATGGCCCAACAATTTTAGAAGTAAATGGAGTTACCGGATTTGGATTTTTAACCCAATATAATTTAAAAATCGAACCAAATAACATAGCAACTGCCAGTGCTGAATATGTAAGTTTTTTTAATTTATCTGGAGATTTTAGAGACCAGGTTTATAGCGGAGATTATGGAGATTTTGATGGGGTGGGGCATGGATGGACAACTTATTTAACTCAAGGCCAGAGTTATTCCCAATCTCCTATTCATAGTCTTTCTTATAATTTTAGGGCTGATTGGGAGCCCGTTTATACTTTAGG